TGGCATTACGAACAAGTTGCGCCAAGGTTGATTTGACTGGTGTTGAAGTTAAAGAGATTAAACGTATTTCCGAAGGTTCTCGTTTTCGAGTATATGTTTTAGTTGCACTACCTACAGGCGATGCTAATATTTTGCGTAAGGCAAAAGAAGAATCTAAGGAACGACAAATTGCTGCAGGGCGTCGTGATCAAGCATTAAAAGAATTGGACAATTAATATGATTAAAGAGTTCATTAATATTATAGAATCAATGGAAGGTATTACCGATGATTGGTTCCGAACGGGTGCGTTTGAAACATACAAACATCCTACACCAATTCATTATAAAACTGCCATTGCTAATGGTACTGTTAACACATTAGAAGGGCCTGTGGATTATCAAGCAGGTCATAAAATTATTACAGGCCCTAAAGGTGAACAGTATCCAGTAAACCCGCAAAAGTTTGCTGACTACTACGATGATAATAAGGACGGTACTGCTACTCCTAAGAAAATTCACAAGCATGCCAAACTGGCTGACCACGACGGCGTAGTAAAAGCATCGTGGGGTAATTTAAATTACAAGGCAGGCGAGGACTACATTGTACGGCACGGGCCTGGAGACTACGGTGTAGTGAAGAAAGATATTTTCGCACAAACTTACGATACATCAAAGGCTTAATATGTTTGATTGGTTTAAGAATCCCGATTACAAAAATGTAGTGCCGTTGTTTTCAGAGCCTAAAGCAGTTCCATATATTGAGCCGCCTAAGCAGGAAAAGGATCCAACTACTTACTACAGCATTGGACACACAGACAACAATCGAGTAACTTTACGGATGGGCTATTCTACACTCACTATGAATTATGTAGGTGTTCAAAATCTTATCGATCAGCTTGAATTGTATAAAGATCAACTACACGAGGAAACTGATGATGTACAATGAAATTGAACTTATGGAAATGGCTCGCGATTACGAAGCCATGGAAAAGGTAGCATTACAGGACGCAGAAGAATTGCGTCAGTTGCGTGAAGGTGAACGTATTATTGTGCCACACAATTTGGAACACGCCCGCACAATGTTCAAGTTGGCTAGTTTTTATCTTAGCCAGCATGACAAAGAATTTAATTTGAAAATGGAGATGTAATGAATCCGTTTAGAGACCAAGAGAAGTTTATGAAAGCATGCGACCAAACAGTCGAGATGCTGAACGAAGCACAGTATAAATTATACTGTGATTTGATCGATGAGGAGTATAATGACGAATTCAAACAAGCATTAGCCGCTAACGACCGTGTTGAACAATTGGATGCATTGATTGATATTTTAGTTGTTACTATTGGTGCATTGCATAGTGGCGGCTTTGATGTCGAAGGTGCTTGGAAAGAAGTTATGAAAACCAATTTTGCTAAGATCGATAAGGATACTGGTAAAGTTCGCAAGCGCGAAGATGGAAAAGTTTTGAAGCCCTTAAATTGGCAACCACCGCAACTTTCAGAATATATTACAAAGAAATAATATTATCGAACGGTGTATCTATTCTTATAGATCCCGTTCTTATTATATCGTTTTGCCCAAAACAATGATTTAGGGTCTATACCAAGAGGTTTAAGAATCTCTAATGAATTATGGCAATCAAACGGTATCTCGATACCATTAATGATATCTATAAGAATGTAGGTTTTAACAGGTAGTAATCGAGATTCGTTTTTCCTTCTTACACCTTCTGCTATTTTGTCACTTACTTTTTTTGGAGTTTTTCTTCCATAATTCCAGTGTCCTTGACCGGATCGTGTGATAGACATTTTAGTCTTGTCATCATCTGTCCATATAGGTTTACCAATTTTGCCTTTGGAAATGTTTTTCTTAACTTCTTCAGAAGGCACCCATCCAGAATTGCCATCACCTCCGTCTGTCTTATTTCGAAGTATCCCAGTACTGTTATCAATTCGACCGTACCATCGAATCATTCTTCGCTCGATTGCTAACGAACCGATGTCAGTTAAGTTTTCCTCAAGAATAATAATATTGGAAAAATCTTTCAAAGGAAATACAGTCCTGTCTGATCTTGCCCAGGCTCTTTTACCTTGCCCTTTACCAATATAATATGGGGTTCCATCGTTTCGTAGATATGCGTAAACATAGAATCCGGATGGCAAACTTTTGAGAGAATAAATACTCATTGCTGATAGTTCCTTATAAACTGTTAGAGAGGATGGATGGTGGTACATCGCGATCCTCACTTTATTTACCTTTTCAGTTGATTTAATTTATAAACAATGTATAATATAATTTTAGGAAGATAATATGCCACATTTAGTACCAATGGTCATCGAGACCGAAGCACGTGGGGAACGTAGTTATGACATTTACAGTCGCTTACTCAAGGACCGTATTGTCATGCTGGATACAGATGTAAACGAACACACTGCTAGTTTACTAGTGGCACAGTTCTTATTTTTGGAGAGTCAAGGTAATGACGATATCAGCTTTTTTATTAACAGCCCTGGGGGGTCCGTTACTGCCGGCATGGCAATTCTAGATACAATGCAATTCATTAAACCAGATGTGTCAACGATTGTAATGGGTCAGGCATGTTCAATGGGATCATTATTAGCACAAGCAGGCGCACCGGGCAAACGTAAGATTTTGAAAAATGCACGCCATATGATTCACCAGCCCTCAGGAGGCGCAGGAGGGCAGGCAACTGATATGGAAATTCAGGTCAAGGAAATTTTAAAGATGAAGAAAACTTTGACTGAGATATATGTTCAGAATAACAGTAAAGGTAAAACTTACGAACAACTTTTAGCCGACATGGAACGAGATTTCTTTATGTCTGCACAGGAAGCTGTGGACTACGGACTTGCTGATGAGATACTCTCTAAGCGTCCTTAGTTTTTAATTTAAGCCCTTTGTTCCAAGGGGCTTTTCCTTTACGATTGCCAATAAATCCAGTTCTTAGAGCTCGCTCACGGGAAGCCTCACAAACTTCCTTTGAGTGCTTTCTTCCGTACATTGGATTGTTTTCTCCGGATATATCGTTATTCTTATGCCATTCAGTTTTGGCTTTAGATACCGCAAGTTTGGCGTTCTCTGTCCAAATTATTCCAGATACTCCATCACCACCATCTGTCATATTTCTTAATATACCAGTACCTAAATCTTTTCTACCGTAGTGCTTAATCAATTTAGTTTCTAATAAAAATGATTCAGGTTCTGACAAATTTTGAGCAATAATCTGAATTCGATTTTTATCTTTGGGTTTTGGGATTGTTCTACAATTAGCGTATGCTCTGCCTTTAGAGCCCTTACCGATATAGTAAGGAGTCATGACCTCACGTAGGTATTGATAGACATAATAAATATTCATGCTGATAGTCCTATAAACTGTTAGAGTCAGTGGATGTTAGCGCATCGTGACTGGCACTTCTATTTATCTTTTTGAAAAAACGCCCATAAAGTACGCATATAACTGAAAGCCGTAGTACACTATAAATAGCTATGTCTAGGAGTGTGCTATGGTCCAACTACCGTTTGATTGGTCGGCGTTAACCCGCAGTAATCTGTACTCTATGTTTTATTCGCTTAACGGCGAAATAGTGGGCAAAGAGCTATCTCCTAGTCAAATCCAAAAACGCATTATTAGGCACATAAAGGCACACTTGCCCGTCAAACTTAAAAAATGCATTTATGCTCCTACCACACGTGGTTTTATTTTTATGGGCGGTGTTTATTACAGCGGGTTAGATAAGAAACATAAACCTGCAATTGAAGTTAATTTTAACTACAATCCGTTGGATCGAAAGTTAAAACTTACCCAACATCGATTTAAACGTATGGCTATTCGGTTTGCCGATGTTGTGTTACACGAAATTGTACACATGCGCCAATATCGTAGCCGTAATTTTAAGGATATTCCCGGATACGAAAGTACAGCCTATTATGCCAAAGACCGTAAAAAACAAGAGTATTATGGCGATCGTGATGAAATGGGCGCACATGCATTTAATATAGCCTGTGAATTAATTGACCGTTTTGGTTACGATCCTCATGCTATTGGCAAGTACTTAGATTCTAATCAATGTCGTAGACATAAAAACTCCACTTGGAATGATTATTTGAAAGTGTTTGATTGGAATCACAGGCATCCAATTATACGCAGAATGAGAAATTTGATTATGCGTAATTTGGAAAATGCCTACTACGGCAAGCCTTTTAAGACCACAAATCACTTGACTTACTGATAATTACACTGTATAATATAAACTTATACAGTTAACTATCGGAGTAATTATGAGCGTTTGTGCCAGTCATATTTGGGCATTAGAAACCCACCCTAGTCGTTTAAACAAAGAAGCTATTATCCTAGCCATTGCCGAAGAAGGCAATGATGAGTTCTTTGCGGGATGTCGCTTGGCCATTGACCCGATGATAACTTTTGGTCTTAAACAAATCCCGGAGAAAACAGATGAAGATGGCCCTGGCCTTAGTTGGCATGATTTTAATGTTGTCGTTGAGCGTTTACGTAATCGTGACCTCACCGGTAATGCCGCCCGTGATGCCGTTGATGCGTTAGTTGCACAAGCCACGCAAACAGAATGGAATGGTTGGTATCGACGCATACTGATCAAAGACTTGCGTTGCGGTACTAGTGAAAAAACAATTAACAAGGTAGTGGAGAAGAAGTATGCTCAGTATGCTATTCCTATATTTGGTTGTCAGCTTGCTCATGATAGTGCTAATCATGAGTCGAAGGTATCAGGCAAAAAACTTATCGAAGTTAAACTCGACGG